AGAATTTTATATCACAAGAAATTGGACCACTTGAAAGATTATTTGGTATTGCTAGATTTAATGTTAATAGTTTTATTGGTAGAGGAACTGAAGCAATTGCATCTGCTGCACAAAAAATTGGATTAGTAGGTGGAAATAAAGGTAGTAATGGTGTAGATTCTCAGGAGACAATGAATGGTTCTCCATCTAATACAACAATTACAGGTACACCTCTTGGTGAAGGAGATACTGCTACAGGTAAGCAATTACATTCTGGTCTAATAAGTAGAGGATTTAGTAAAGAAGAAGCAGCTGCTATTGTTGGTAACCTATGGGCAGAGTCTGGGTTTGATAGTGGTGCTCGAAATCCAAAGTCAGGTGCATATGGTTTGATGCAGTGGTTGGGTGGTCGTTATGATAGACTGCAGACATATGCAGCAGAGAAAGGTAAAGCAGCTAGTGATTTAGAATTGCAGTTAGATTATATTGCATGGGAACTTAAAGGTGGCAATCAATATGAAACTGCACAATTCAAGAAAGGAATGGCATATGGTCCATCAGTTGCTGATAAAACAAGAGGATTTGCATATGAAGTAGAGAGAGCAGGTGCAGGAGAACTGCAATCTTCTATGTCTAAGAGGGTTGGTGCTGCTCAGTCGGTATTTAATTCTGAGGGCACCACCACACCACCACCAGCAGCACCAGCAGCAGCACCTTCTGCTACTCAAGTTCCTGAAGGACATATAGGTCCAGTAATGCCTCAGGAACCCCCTGCAACTCCGCTTTCTACACATCCTACTATGTCTCCTCCTGCTGCTGAACAGCAAGCAGCAACACCAGCAGCGCCGAACTTATTACTTATGGCTGAGACAGCAAAAGGTGTAGCAATACAACCCGTTTATATTCAGGGATCTAATCAAGTTTTAGGATACAAGGGATCTCAGCAAGGTTTTGAAGGCAAAACTAAAACAACGTATTATAATAGTTCAGGTTTTATTACTACGCTAGATTCATTAAAGAATAGAAGGTTGCAACTAAACTGATAAATATATAAGTGAAACTAAATCGAATATTCGATTACCAGAATTCCGAAAAAAATTCTCCGCTAATTTTTAGTAAAAAAAGTCGAGCATGGCAGCAGGCACCCAAAGTTACGAAAAACCCCAATATGGAAGTCTTGCTGGTGCTCTTGGCGAGAAAATTGGTAGTGCCATTGGAATGGCAGCAACTGCTAGGCGTAAGCAAAATGAAGAAATTGAAGAGCTCGAATCTTTAGAGGTAAGAACACCAGAAGAGAATGAACGTTTAGCTGATCTAAAAGCACAGAAAACTGATCAAGGTAAAGGATTCTTTGCTAAGAAAGCATTAGGAACTGAATTTGGTGGGGATATGAAAAGAAGAACCATGGGGTTCTTCCAACAAAATCCTCCAGAGCAAAATGATCCATCATTAACTAAACAAAAAAGATTTGAAGCATTAGTTGCTGCTCAATCAACAGGTGTACAAAGAGTTACACAAACTGAACTTGATCTTTCTGGTGCTGGATATAAAGAACAAGGAGCATTAGGCAAATTTGCTGCAAGTATTGCAGAAAAATTTAATATTCTTGGGACAAAAGTTGATCAGTTAAAACAAAAAGAAGATCAAGATAAGACTCCTGTTCTTGCTACTAGATTGACTAGTAGTTTGAGTTCTGTTAAATCATTTTTTACTAAAAATTCTTCTTTAGAAGAAAAGCAAGTTAATATAGCTAAACAGCAATTACAGCAACAAAAAGAATCGGCAGATGATGCAGAAGTTAGAGCAACTTCTTTAGCTACATCTTCAAGAAGAAACTCGTCAGGATTAAGTCCTTTTGATAATGATCGCGATGGACTAGGATTAGGTGGAGGTAAAGGTGGTCGTGGAGGTATTTTAGGTCGTCTTTTAGGTTTTGGTGGTAGATTATTAGGAAGAAGATTATTAGGAATGCGTGGTGGCAGAAACAAAATGCCACGAATGTCTAGATCTAGAGCATATACTAGACCTATCGGACCACAACCAATGGGATCATCTTCTCCTTGGGCGAGAAGTCGTGGTCAAAGTGGTGGAATTAATGGGTTTATGCCTCGATTACAATCGAGAGCACTCCCTGGTCGCCGTAAATTAGCATCTGGAGGGATATTAGATAATCCCACTGCAGTATCAGGATCATCTGCAATCATTCCTAAGGGAAAGATGACGAGTGCAGTAAAAACAAATCCAGAAAATCAGAAGAAATCTACTCCATTTGCCAAAGCATTACAATTACCAACAATGGCAGCAGGAGCATTAATGCTTTCTACTGCAGGCAGTGTCATCAAGAATATGGGAGGAGTCGGTGCAGTATTCCGTCCAGTTGTTCAAAGATTATTTACTCCTGCTGCAGCTGCTTTTGGAATTCCATCCACATTAGTGGGATCCTTTTTTGGTGGTCCTAGTCAAGCTAAAGGATTACCAATGAATGGTATTAATAGTTCTGGTGGACAAGGAAAAACTGGTTCAGGTAATGCAACTAATGCATCTTCAACACCTGGATCTAAAGGAATTAGTCCTGGAGCAATGATTACCAATGGAGGATCTGTTGGTGACTACTCATCTAGTGATGGTTTTGGTATGAGGGAAGCGCATCCCATAACAGGTAAAAGAACAATGCATTATGGCATTGATTATTCTATACCAGAAGGTAAAGAAATTGCATTAAAAAAAGGTGGAAAAGTATCCGAAGTTATGGCTCCTAATACAGGATCTCAAGTTTCTGGTATTGTTAAGATTGATCATGATGATGGAACTTCGTCAAGATATGTTCACTTGAGTTCAGTTAATGTGAGTAATGGTGAGACAGTTCAGGTCGGAACAATGGTTGGTAAAGTAGGTGGTGTTCCTGGAAATCCTGGTGGTGGTGGTTCTACTGGAGCACATTTACATTGGGAATATTATAAAGATGGTACAGTGATGGATGGTGCGGGACTTGCAGATTCATACTTTACTGTTGGTCTTAGTGCTAATGGTACAATAACTCCATCTGTTACACCCTCTATATCTCCAGCAGCACCTCCTTCAGCAGCACCTGCTGCTTCGCCAACCCCCGGAATGGGATCTCCGGTAATTTTACCAGGGATAACTATGCCGGGTACACCGAGTGCGATGTTTAAAATGCCTACAGAATCTACCCAACTATCCCCATGGGCAACAGTTAATCCACTATATCCAATCACAGGAAGCAACTTCTGATGTCAAGTTCTAAATTTTTTAATCCAATCAAAGTAACATTGACTGATGTTTCTGGTGTAGAGCATAATATTACTAAAACTATTGCTGCTATATCATATTTTGAAGATATCTACAGACCATTTGTCAGTGCTAATATCGCGATACTTGATAGTGGTGTAAACTTTTATGGATCTTTACCAATACAAGGTGGAGAAAAAGTTAAAATTGTAGTAGAGAACGTAAAAAAAGAATTAGTTGAATATGAGTTATGTGTTTGGAATGTATACAACAGAAGTGCATATCAAAATAAGCAAGTGTACAACCTTGCTCTCTTATCGGAAGAGGCATTAATAAATGAAGGTGCAAGAGTTACGGAAAAATTTAAAGCATCTCCTGATCAAATTGTATCTAATATATTGAAAAATACGTTAGGAACTAAAAAAGATATTTTTACAGAAACATGTAAATACAAGACAAGCGTATTTCCTAATGGGAGAAAGTGTCATGCATTTATTCAATCATTGATGGCAAAATCTGTTCCCAAATCTTCTACTTTTAAAAAAGGTGTACAACCAGAAGAAACACTACCAAATGGAGAACTCGGTAATAATGCGACTAAGGCATCAGGAACAGCTGGTTATTTATTCTTCGAGAATAAATCTGGGTTTGTATTTAAGTCTATGGATCTGTTATGTTCCGATGGTTCTGATGGTTTTGGTGGATCTGAACCAGTTGCCGATTATATCTCAAGACCAGTTGTTGGTAAATCAAGTGAAATTGCATTTAATACTATAGAGGAATACGAGTTTATGGATGAAATTGATATGATGGATAAGTTAAACAATGGAATATACTCTACTCATATATGTTATTTTGATATGGCATCACAGAAATATGAAGAGTATAAGTATGATATGGCAAAGACATTTAATAACATGTCTCATCTGGGTAGTCAATCTTCTCTTCCCAAGTATCAAAAAGATTTGTCTAGTCGTCCAACTAGAATTATGACAATCTTATTAGATAATGAAGTGTGGTATCAGGGAGATCAGATTGCTAATCCAGAAGAAGATGGTGATGCAGAATTTCCCGATTATGCAAAGTATTATACTGCTCAATCCATTGGTAGAAGATACTTGATGGAAAATCAAAAAGTTGAAATTACCATTCCAGGCAATTCAGACTTAATAGTTGGTGATAAAATTAATATTTTTCTTCCTAATATGGCAGCAGAAGAGATTAGAAAGGTTCAACCATATGATGAAGAAAATAGTGGTACATATTTAATTTCTAAGTTATCTCACAATTATCTTTTTGTTCATGAGTCTGGAACTCCAGAATTTGTTAGTAGATTAGAATTAATTCGTGATACTATGGGTATTAAAGAATATGAGTCTAATGTTAAATAGGAGTAGGAGTTATTAAAAGATGGATCAATCATTATCATCGCTATATCCCATACATCAAATTGGTTCTGACGGATTCTCTTGGTGGGTCGGTCAAGTAGAATCTGATAAAAAAGATGATCCTAAGAGATCTGGTCGTTTTCGTGTGCGTATTATTGGACAGCACTTAAAAACAGGTGAAAATGCTACTAGTACTGAAGAGTTGCCATGGGCGCATTTAATGATGCCTGTAACTACACCTTTTATTGAAGGTGGTACTGGCGGGGCATCTCCAGGACTTAAGCGTGGTTGTTTTGTTATTGGGTTTTACCTTGACAATGATAAGCAAAAACCTATAATTATGGGTTCAGTTGGTGGTGTCAAAGGTGCCACTGAAATAGTTAATCAAGATACTGGTTCGGGTTCGTTAAATTTTAAAGCAGTATTAGATCCAGATACTAATCCAAAGCAAGATAGATCTACTGATACACAAAGTGGCAAGAATGATAACAATGCCAATACAGATAAAGGTGTTATCGATGCTGATAAATCAGATTTAAAAAATGGAGCTCCACCTGTATTATTAGCAGCATATGCAAAACACAGCGAATCTAATCCTACTGGAGGAAAAAGTTGTGTAACTATTGCTAATCCTAATTGTGGTTCTGAAAATAATTTAAAAAATGGTCTTACTAGAATTATAGGAGATTTACTAGCAGCAAACCAAGCATCTGGAGGAAATATTGGAGATTATTATGTAAGTAAAGTGAATGGATTGCTTTATGATGGTGTTGCAATCGGTCGTTATCATGTAGGACGTGTTATTAGATTAGCAAAGAGTTTCATTGCTAGAGGAAAAACAGAAATTACTAAGGCACTACGTGGTGCGATTGATTTCCTCAATAAATCTATTTTAACGACGGAAAAAACTGTAGGATATGTTGCTCAAGGACCATTTGCTAACCCAGAAGAAGCATTTGTACCAATTAAAGAACGAAGCAACAAACTGAAAAAAGTAAAAGAAATATTTGATGATATATTTAAAGAATTAGGATGTAGTATTGCAGACTTTACTGACACTATCGCTAAATTTATTACTGATTTGATTTTAGGTTATCTCACTGATGTGTTTAGTGCAGCTGCATGTTTTATTGACGTTGTTGTTGATGGAATTCTAAATGAAATTTTAGCAGGATTTGATGAGATCGTTGCAAAAATTCTTGCTCCTATTCAGGCAATCTTAGAAGCAGCTGCTGTACCTCTCAATATTATTGGAGGAATCCTCAACAAATTTATGAAGTTACTTGGAATTTCTTGTACTGGTCCTGGACAGAAATGTGAACCAATCCAAGAAAAATGTGTTGATTGTGGTACTAATGATGGTGGAGATGATCTTGATAAACTATTAGAGCAAATTGAAGATGGAATTGGAGATCAAGGTCTGTTTGTATGTGATGAAGCAAAACAAGTGCCTAAGAAAGATCCAACTTCCATTAGTTTTATTGGGGGTATTTACGATGATCCTACAAACTCTCCTGCTAATGAAACACCTCCATCGGATGCAATTGTTGATTTTCCATTGACACCTTTAGATCCTGATAATGAAATCGAATTTCCTGATGATGAAATAGATGACGGCGGTGGATCTCCAGTTCCTGAGTTTCCAGATGATCCTAATGAAGGCATTCCTACACCAGGAGATGACACGCCATTTATATCTGTAAGTGCAGATAAGAGTGTATATCAAGAAGGGGATTCAATTTTATACACAATTACAGGATTAAATGTCCCTGATGGAACAATTATTAATTATGCGCTTAGTGGTCCAACAATTACAGCAGAAGATCTATCCAAATTAAATGATTCTGTTACTATGATTGGTAATACAGCATCAGTAAGCATCTTAACTTTAGATGATGGTGTGGTGGATCTAACACCAGAACTTGTATTATTTGAAGCTACTGGTACAGCATCAGTAACCCAAGATGCAGTTACTACAGAAACAGCACTGATCGCCATTGAAGAAGTTCTTATTGATTCGGAAAATAATACTGAAACACCTGAAGACTTCGATGATACTACAGATGCAGTACCTGCATATTCTATTACTACAGATAAGTCACAATACAAAGAAGGCGAAGACGTTATTGCAACAGTTACTACACAAAATGTTTCTGATGGAACAATAATTGATTATTATTTGATCGGAATTAATGTAACTCCAAGTGATTTTGTTAGTAATAGTTTAACAGGTCAATTCACTATTGTCAATAATAAATCTCAAATTGCTATTGGTATTGAAGATGATACTGAAAATGAGTTAACAGAAAATGTAACTATCATTCTATCAGGTAAAGGTGTTAGTACAGAATTTTCTATCTTAGTTGATGAAAATGATAATCCTCCTATCGGTGGTGAAGACCCCGGAGAATCATTTACTCCAATTAAACCAATTGTAGGTACTCCTATTACTGATGAAGATGGATCTATCATAGATATTCCAATAAAGACGCCTGGAGGACCCTATCAGAAGGCACCGCAAGTTATTGTGACCGGAAATGGATATGGTGCCGGAGCACTTGCTCTGCTCGATTCTAGAGGGTTTGTGACAGAAGTTAGAGTTACTAGACAAGGTGTAAATTATCTACCTAATACTGCGGATTCAAATAACCTGAGATGTATCGTTGATTCATTCACAATGCTATCTCCAGGTGTCGGTTATACTTCCATACCTCAAGTTTTAGTTGACGGAAAAGAAAATGTTGCAGCTGCCGAAATTGATGAGAGAGGATTTGTTGTTAGTATTAGAACTTTAGACAGATCACTACGTTACAAAAAAATGCCAAAAGTCACTATCATTGGTGGAGGCGGTGGTGGTGCTCGTTTCTTAGCAAACGTGACTTGCCTAGATAATAATGATCTTGAGCGTAAGGGTTATGCCAAGATTGGAACCGGTTCCTATGTTGATTGCCCGTAATGTCAATAGAAAATGCAACCACTCACCAGCAGAGTGATAGTCAGAAAAAATTACAAACTAAAGGTGCTGCTAGACCGGAAGGATCTGATAAGTTAGAAGAAGGTCAGTTTACTAATGATGATTTCCATGTTATAGCGAAAAAACATGGTTGGACGATGGGTTCCTATAAGAATGAAGATAGCACTACAGGATTTATCCTGACTAATGGTCAGTCTATGTTCCATTTTGATGTCAATGGTAATATTATATTAGCAACAGGTAAACCTGGACAATCAGGTTGTGGAGGCAAAGTTGTAATCCATGCAAAAGATCATCACGAAAAAACTGACACATATAATCTACATGTTCGTGGAAATGATGATGAGTCTGAACAAGAAGGTTCTAAAGAATCTGGTGCTGGTGTTAAAAAATCCGCTCCGTTCTCTATTTACGTAGAAGGTGATGTTGCTATTGAATCACAAGGTGGTGATGTTGGATTGAAAGGAGATAACGTTACAATTAATGCACTGAATACATTAACTTTAAAATCTGGAGAAGCAATTAATTTTGAAGCAGGTGAAGGTCAAGGTAAAGTTAATTTAGTTGCCACCGATTTTAATGCTGACACCTCATTTACTAGATTTACAACTAGTGGCGGTTTCTATATTGATGGAAGTGGAGAGTTTTCAGTCAATCAGAAAGATCAGATTGGTGCATCAGCATCTATTAATACTATTGGTGATATTAATAACGTTGCTACTGGTAATTACTTACAGAGAGTTACTGGAAATTATCAAATCACTTCTGATACTGGTCATTTCTTATTTAATGCAACACGAGGTGGATCTGCAAGAGTCTTAACTGGCGATGATATTGATAGAGTTGGTGGAATAAAGAAATTAACTGTAACAGGTAAAAGTGTCAATGCTGATGGCGATCCTCCAGCAGCATATGGAATGAAATTGGGCACATCAACATCAGGATCTTTAGATATCAATGCTGCATCTTTTGTAAATGTAAAAGCAGTTGGTCCAACAGTAATAAGCAGTACTAATATTAATATTATAGGTAAAGCAGCAGTTACTATGACAGGTAAAACAATCTTCTTGAATTAACTTGACAAAACTCAAATATCCTAGTAGGATGACTCTGTAAGGGTTCAAAGGTTATAGTATCTCTAAATACTTAAGGAAATTGAGTGAGAGTATGTTATCTACACAATACAGACTACGACTGGAATTTATTTGTAAATGTATTGCTAATGGTGAAGAAGTAAAATTGTCTGATATGATCTGGGCAAATAAACTTGCTAAGGCAAATACATCTGCCAATGAAATGTTGAAGATGGCAAGACGCCAAATAACACAACAGATTGAAGAGGGTAGCACAGACGATTTTCTGAATAGGATGGGTTTAGGAGATCCCGATCCATCCAACCATAAAAAGGGATTTACTGATGCTGATGATATTAAAGATTGGTTTCAGCAAGATAAACCTAGTGATTGGAGACAGCGAGACTAATGCCACATGAATTTGACCCATGCGAAGCACCTGTTGGTGGTGAAGTTGACAAATGGGGGTTTACTATTAAACCTACTATCAGTGATAAAGAGTGTATTTTACGATGTTTGAATAATGCCCCTGAAGGAACTGATAGGAAACAAGTTGCACGATTAATTAAACAATATCATGACTAAGAAAGAATATAAACAATTACTGCTAGATCACTTCACAGAGCAGTTGAATAAACTCACAGCAAAGGAACTCAAAGAACTTGCTTCGAGGCATACATGAAGGATTATGTCTGTATCCCCATGTGGGACCCTATTTACGAGATGATGCGCTATCATTGGGTACACAAGTCTGAAAAGGATCCAGTGCAATTTGTCGAAAATCTCAACCCAGAGCAAGAAGTGCTATGAGTAGTAAGATGCTATTCCTAGTTGACATTGGCAATGGTAGATGTGTCAGTCACGATGGATACATTCAAATTGGTATTTTCTCCCATAGTGTAGAGAAGCACCTTGAATTATGTCCTGAACAAGAATGGCAAGTAACCTATTGGATGCCTGATCCATTCTGTATTAGATATCCAAGACCTAATTATCAGCATACTATGAAGGCGAATGAAGGTTCTCCTAAGACTGATAATGCTACTGATAGCAGACCAAGAGATTTTCCAGACCAAGCAACGAATAGACTTGAGAGAACATTATGAAGATGTGGGAGACAAAATGCGTTGGATGTGGTAAAATGACACCAGCGAATGAATGTCCTCAGGTTGGATGCTATGTCCAGTCCGAGAAAAGATACAAAAATTCGTTATGTAAACCATGCTGGATAAAATCTAAAAATGAAATTTAAAGCATTAGTATTCATCCGTCTACGATCACAGGTTGATGACTCTCCTGGTAATGCTGTAAGAGATGCATGTAAGAGATTGTCAGAACTCAATATCAAGAAACTTAGACTTGGTAAGGTGATTGATGTATGGTTGGAAGCAGAGAGCAGAGAGTATGCTGAGAAGGAACTTGAAATGCTATCTGATAGATTCCTTGCTAATACAGTCATGGAAGACTGGGACTATGAATTGACTGAGATTGACACTTTTCCACCAGGTATTGAATAATGGATGATTTTAACACACCAGGATCTAATAAATCTTGGATGGATGATGGATTCAAGAAGTATGCGGTTGAATGGCAACTGGATAATATTGTAAATATATTAGATGCTGAAATCGAACGATGTCATGTTTATAACAGCGACAACAGAGATGAAGTATACAAACAAATCACTATCACATATAAAGAACCCCCATGCAAGCAGTAATTTATTCTAACGGCAGTCAAGAGTGTGAGCGTATGACCTCACTACTTAAATCTTTAGGTGGAGAATTTCTAGAGTATAAACTGAACGAGCACTTTACTCAAAGAGCATTTGAGGCAGAGTTTGGATCTGAAGCAACTTATCCTCAGGTTGCTATTGGTGCCAAGCATCTTGGTAACATGCATGATACACTTCATTACATGAGTGACAAAGGTCTACTTGTGTGATATAATGTAGTGAAGCTTCCTTAGCAATCTGGTGAATGCAGCAAACTCATAATTTGCCTAAGGAGAGTTCGATCCTCTCAGGAAGCATCTGCGAGTGTGGCGGAATCGGTAGACGCACCAGACTTAAAATCTGTTGAGAGCAATCTCGTGGGGGTTCAAGTCCCCCTTCTCGCATTGTTAATTTGTAATTATGGATACTTTAGGAATTTTCCCAATACTTATCACAAAACAGGAAAATTTTTTGTCAGAAAAAAATTGTGTGAAGTTGGCAGAGGTAAGTGAAAAACTTGAATACTATAAAAAAACAACGGAAGTAAAATCATATCGATCAAACGAACGTAATGTTTTAGGAAAATATTTTCCAGAACTAAAAAAAACAATAGAGTCTACATTTACTGAGTTTGCATATAATACACTCACAGTACGAAAAACATGTGATTTTAAAATCATGGGTTCATGGTCTACCCTGACTCCTCCAGGTGGCATGTCAAATAAACATAGTCATTGCAATTCTTTTTGGTCCGGTTGTTTGTATTTTGCTAATTATACAAATCCTATTTTATTTCATAAACCAATATTGAGTCAAATTGTATTAGATCAACGTGAAGATGAGGTAGAAATTGACAATTCAAATGAAATAATTTTTGAACCAGCAAAAGGATCGTTATTACTTTTTCCAAGTCATTTAGTACACCAAGTTTCTCTCAATAAGACCAATACAAACAGACACTCTATTGCATTTAATATATTACCAAATGGGATATTTGGAATGCATGATTCGATATCAAACATATCTGTCTCGGAATATGATTATTTAAAAGAAGAATAAATATTTCAGACTGCAAAAGTTAAATGACTCCATATATTCTCTCACAAAGGTATTGTTTTTTAGAAGGGAATGTGGTAAGAATGTATTTCATTCAAAATATTCCTTATACATTTGACGAGTTGCCGCCCATAATCCAAGATCATCCTTCGATTCAAACTGAAGCATTAGAAGGAAAAGATTGGGATATGGATGATTTATATCTATATTCTTCATATTTAATTGAAGAAGAATGTCATCCATTAGTATTTGACATTGCAATAAACGATCCACAATTATTACCACAAGATGATTGAAACTTTTTTAGAATGGTTTGAAGGTAAATTTAATAATAAAATACAAGCATTTACCTATCCTTCTCGATATGCATATATTGTAGTACAACATAAAAAAATTACTGATAATATTTTTTATGGAGAGCAAGCATACTTTAATAAAACTTTAACGCCATATCGTCAATTTTTTATTCATATATCAGAAAAAGATAATAGTATTATCGTGAAAAATTTTGATCATCCAAATAAAATATCGTTTCGTGGATTTCAAAAATTAAATGAGAATTTTAACGAAAATCATTTGACATATAAAGAAGGATGTGATACAATATTTAAGTGGGAAAATAATTCTTACGTAGGTAAAATTCAGGAAGGATGTAATTGTATCGTAAAACAAGGTGAAAACAATACATATCTTGAAAATTCTGCAATTTTGGGTAATGGGTGGTATAATGTAGAAGATAAAGGATTTGATCCTGAAACAAATCAACAGGTTTGGGGCAGTACACATGGTCAATTCACTTTTGTAAAATAATGCCACTCTAGCTCAGCTGGTAGAGCAGGGCTTTTGTAAAGCTCAGGTCGCAGGTTCAAGTCCTGTGAGTGGCTTAAAGGGGAGTACAAAAGATCTGCATTTAGAAGCAGCGCCCCTTTTGCCTATGTGGTGGAATTGGTAGACACGCAAGTCTTAGGAACTTGTGCTATTAGCATGAAGGTTCGAGTCCTTTCATAGGCATGGTGTATAAATAAATCTAGGAAAACGACAATAAGCTCGGGTAGTTATGCCGCTAACAAGACTTGATAACTTGTATTCAAGTAAGACTGGTAAATATCTTTATGTTTCGCCGGACGATTTTAATGCAACTGATGAACTAAACAACCGAGGAAACTCACCTTTACGTCCGTTCAAGACGATTCAAAGGGCATTTATAGAAGTATCAAGATATTCTTATCTTCCTGGTGCTAATAATGACAGATTTGACCAGTTCAGCATTATGCTGATGCCTGGTAATCACTATATTGATAATCGTCCGGGTTTAGTTACTGAAACTGCTGTAGAAGCAAGATATTATGATGCATCTAACCTCCTGAAAGCGAATCGTCAGGAAGTTATTGATCGTGGAGTAGCGGAAGTATCAGTACAACATCCAGACTTCTTCTATCCTGGCGATCCACAAACAGGGGCATGGTCTCGTTATAAGGACGCATATCGTCTGATTCAAAAAAACAGAGAAGAGATCATTGATAGATCTGCTGCTGAAATTTCTGTTCAACACCCAGATTTTGTATATCCTAATGATGCTGCTACTGGCGAGTGGTCTAGATTTAATGATGGATATAATCTCATTCAAAGAAACAAGGATCTGATTGCACAAGATGCATTCGATCATATGGATGCTATTGTTCGTCCTGATCCCATTCCACCTGGTTATAATACCAGTTGTGTTCGTGACATTAAAATCCTGATTGATTCCATCTCCCTTGACGTTAAGCAAGGTGGTGGTAATAAGTACACAAGAAAGTATATCAGCAACTACTTTAATGATGCTGGTACAGATTGGGTAGGAGGTAGAGTTCCTTACACCCCAACTGATGCATCATACAATCCTGCAAATGGTAGCACCACGATTACCTTTGCTAATGATCATAATATTGCTGTTAATGATAGAGTATTCCTAGAAGCAGGTGCTTTGTCATTCACTTGCGATATGGATGGTGATCAGTCAGTTAAATCTTACCCTCGTACTGGCATTGATCCTGGTGCTGTTAAGGGATACTCTGTAACTCAGACTACTAATAATACTATCACATTCAATGGTGGTGTTTCTGGTCCCAATAAGTATTTCCAACCAAGTGCTGCAAACTACAACCCTGCAACGGGTGATATGGTTGTCAATGTTGGTCAGCATGGTCTAGGTGTTGGTCGCAGCGTTGTTCTGGAGAACAATTCTTTAACCTTCACATGTGCTTTAGACGGAAACGTAGAGCAAAAGACTTATCCTCGTGCTGGAACTGATCCACAAGCAGGTAAGTCTATTGAGATTTCTGCAGTTGGTTCTACATCACACACTGCAACTGATTCTGTTTACGATGCATCATCTGGTAGTGTTAGTCTAGAGATTGCTAGTCATGGTTTCTCTAATGGCGACTACATCCTGATTGAGGATGAGTCTCTATCTTATACTTGCGTACTAGATGGTGACACTGAAGTTAAGGCATATCCTCGCGCAGGTTATGATTATCCATCAGGTCGCTGGTTGGAGATCAATGTTATTGATAGTGATAACATCTCTGTCAATATTGGTGCTTCTGAGTACACTGGAACTCATACTTTCGTAAGTGCAACTGCTGATGGTGTCAAGCGTCAAGATGGCACTTTTACCATCAACGTGGGTGTTTCTTCTGATACCTCTGTTCATACCTTCATTAGTGCAACTGCTCAAGCAATCAAGCACGAACCACAATCTACACATGCATTCGTTAGTGCATTAGCAAATGGTCTTGTTCATGATGCAACCAGTGGTCTTCGTGGCGAAGAAACTTCTTCTCTAACTGCATTTTCTAAAGCAGTTGAGTTGATGAAGTTAGCAATGACTAATAACTACACCTCTTCATCTTCTCCTGGTAATGAGTATCAGGATCTGACAGTAACTCCTGGTGAAGCAGTTTATGGTGATGGTCTCGGAACAGTTGCTAATACTTCTGTTAATGCCTGTACTGATATTCAGAACATGGTAGATACTCTGTATGCTATCATTGACACTATTTTTGATGATGCAAACCTAGCATCAAATAATGGTAATTTTCTCCTCAGTTCTCTTTTACCAGCAGAAACTAGTTCTACAATTCTTCCCGCTGGAGAGATTAAGTGTAAGCGTGACATTGGTCAATTTATTGATGCTATTGCCCTTGATGTTCATGAAGCAGGTGGAAATGTATATACCAGAAAATTAGCACAAAACTATTTTGATGTAACTGGAAACAATTGGGTTTCTAATGGTCTTCAAGGAGAAACTAACGAGTCATTGACTGCATTTAATTTTGCAATCGGTGAGATGAAGAAAGCGATTACTAATCAGCTTTACTTCAAAGATTCTGGTCCTAATGGTATCACTCCTGGTGATGCAATCTACGGAAACAGCAATAATCCTCAGGAAAATCTTCTGTCTGGTAACCCTGCTGCATGTGCTGACGTTCAATCTGCGATTGATACTTTAGGTGCAATCATCATTACATCTGTTCAAGATGAAAATCTATCACAACTTCCTTCCGAGACAACTTCCACTCAAGTCTCTACTGGTCATGCTAAGTGTAAGCGCGATGCTGCCATCATTGTTGATGGTATTGTCGATGACCTCTCAACTGAAGGTAATGCAAACACCATTACTAATGCTAAGGCATATTTTGATCGCTTCGGTAATCCTATTACTAATGGTCTCTTAGGAGAAGAAAACGAGTCTGTCACTGCATTTAATGCAATTGCATATTGGGCAAAGAGAGCAGTTACCAACAGATTATTTGCTAAAGATCTAACCATTTCTCCTGGACCTGCTGTTGCCGGTGCTAATACAGCAGTTATTCCTTATACTGGTTCTGGTAATATCGAGACATGTCAGGATGTTCAAGGAACTATCGACACTCTTGTTAATATTATTACCTCAGTAATTTCACAAGGTAATTTGGATGGTCTAGCATCTGTTATTGTAACAGGTGTCCTTCCTTCTTTCAACTACAATAGAGCACTCGAAGAGTGGCAAGATAATTCTATTGTTGATCTTTCTAATCCAGATAATGTTCTTTATAAGTTTAACGCCGAGAAAGGCGGATGTATCGTTCCTAGAGGTTGTTCTCTAATTGGTTATGATTTACGTCGTACAGTTGTTCGTCCGCTGTATGTACCCGATCCTGCTGATACTACACAAGATAGAACTTGTATCTTCAATCTAACTGGTGGTTGTTATATCTGGCAGTTCACTATTAAAGATGGTGATCTTTCTGCACAATCTCCTCTATATGATTCAACTGCTGGTGTTGGTAAAGTTTACTACAAGAAAGGTTCTACCGAACTAGCAATTCCTGAGTATTCTCACCACAAAATCTGCATCATGGAGTATGCAGACTCTAAAGATCTTGACAACTATTATCAAAAGGTAGGTAGATCTTTCCAGCAGTTCCAACCAACAATTGATGATGGTGGACTGGAAGCACTTGTTCAAGAAAATAGAATCGTTGGTCCGCTATCTGATAGCAGAACCATCGAAAGCATGAAGGTTGAAGATTCAACAACATTTACTGCAACTGCTAATTCTACAATAACTCTTACTAATGTATCTGATACTAGCAAATTAAACATTGGCGCAGAAATCACTACTAGTGATGTAAACATAACTATTAATCCTAATACTAGGATTGAAAGTGTTGCTGGAAATACAGTTGTTCTTAACCAAGCAATTTCTGGATCTGGTTCGGTCTCATTCGTTGCTCAGTTTGGTTACACTAATATAACAGTTCAAACGAAAATTGATCATGGATACTTTGAAGGTCAGTATGTTGCTATCATCAACTCTGGATTGTCTGATGAAGTTAATGGAACCTGGAAGGTTACCAAGATCGATGGCGTAAATCCTAAAATCTTTGAGTATGAAGTATATAATAATACCGCAGCTAGTCTTGGTTTAGTATCTGGACAAACTTACTTCTCTGGTGAAGTTGGTGGAGTTTCTTCTAATGCGGTAGTTCTTGCGGAAATTGACTCTGTTGAGTCTGCTTCTCCTTATGTTTTCAACTGCTCGATCCGCTCTACCTGGGGTCAGTGCGGCATGTGGGCGGATGGATCCAAGGCAACTGGATTCAAGTCAATGGTCGTAGCTCAATATACTGGGGTGAGCCTTCAAAAAGATGATCGTGCGTTCATTCGTTACGACAGACTTACTAATACTTGGAACCAAGCATCACTTACTGACGCATTTGCTACCATTCCTTACCATACTAAGGGTGATGCATACTGGAAAGATGACTGGAGAAACTTCCACATCCGTGCTTCGGATGACTCTTTCGTTCAGTGCGTCTCGGTCTTCGCTGTTGGTTTCTTCGATCACTTCTTAATGGAAAGTGGTGGCGATATGTCCATCACCAACTCGAACTCTAACTTCGGTAATACCTCACTTCACTCTATTGGTTTCAAAGGATTCTCCTTTAACCAGGATAAAGGCGGATATGTTACTGATATTATTCCTCCAGCTACTATTAACGCTAGCACTACCACCATTAATCAGTGGTATACTTTAGATGTTCCCGCATCTAATGCCAGAACTAACCATAATAAACTTTATCTTGCTGGTGATAATATCACCGATCCTGACGATCGTCCAGCATCTTCTATCAATGGATTTAGAATTGGTGCTAAATCTGGCGAAGAATTACTTGTGGATCTCGCAAGATATGCGACAGAACCAACTGGTCCCATTGAGTTCTCTGCTCAAATAGAACCAAGTGGATTTAAATCTTATACAGTTGGCATTGAAACTCTAACACCAGCAAGTGCAGCAGTTGATAACTATGCACAAGATGCTGCTAATAGAATTGAAGATAATAAAGAACTCATTCAAAATGAAGGTTATCAGTATATCATTGCTAAATATCCTGCTTTACTTACCAAACCAAATATCACGATTGGTAAGTGTGAAAGAGATATCGGATACTTTGTTGATGCTGTTGTAAATGATTTAAGAGTTGGTGGAAACATTAATTCTATTCAGGCAGCAGAAGGTTATTATATCTCTGGTAATCTGGAATATATCTCCGGCGAACTTAATGAGTCTATTGATGCATATGATTACGTCAAAAATCTAATGATCGCAGCAATGCGTAATTTCGATTACTTGATTCGTGACTGCAGTACAACTACTGGTAGTGCGATTGTTAATGTAGGAGATACTAGCGGTCTTGTCGTTGGTATGAGAGTTGACGAATATGCACCCGCAGACTTTACCAATGGTTTATTAAATTCTGGTGGACCTGTACCTTTAAATAATAACATTCCAGCAAATACTTTCATTAAGCAAATTATTAGTGATAGTCAGATTGAACTTGGAATTCCTGGTGCTAGGTTAGATCAAGGATCTGTTAGAAACGCTGTTGGTACTGCAAACAATAGTGCTTGGTTATACTTTACATTACCAAATGCTGCTTGGTCTTCAATTACTCCAACATCTGATCCTACAATTACTCAGGATACTCAAGTTGATGGCAATGGCGATCCTCTTCCCGAATGCTATAATATTGCAACGACTATTGAAGGATACTTCGAGCAAATTTTCTTAGTCCTTAACACTGGATATACAGCATTAGGCGGAACAGAAGTTGATGCTCATAACGCATTGATTGCTAACAAACGCTTTATTGCTGCAGAAGCAGTTTATAGAATTGCGAATGACGCAACATATGCAGGAACATCGCTTGGACAAGGTTTATTAGCATCTACTGGCGAAACTATCGAAGATGCTTGTGTTGATGACGTTGAAACTGTAATTTCTGAAATTGCATATAACGTTAAGTTTGGTGGTAACAATAGAGTATATGCTGCTGCAGAACTTTATGTTTCTGGTGCTCATGTTCAAGGAGAAGAATCTGAATCTTCGGCAGTATTTAATATGGCAAGAGACATTGCCATTCAGGTAATGCGCCAAGAAGCAGTTACAGTTAATGGAACTCATGGTCTTACACAGACTATTGATGGAACAGTCATTCCTGAGTATGATGCGAATGGCAACTTAGTAACACCTCCTTGTGTATCAGTTGCTAATACTATTACTACTCTTACTGCACTGATCACTTCAGGTATTAATGGAACATCATTAGGTTCTATTACAACACCTAATTTTGCTTCTGTAACTCGCGTTGAACCTAATTCTGATCTCTCAGGTCTATCTTCTAGAGCAACGTTGTTCACTCTGGCAACAGGCAGCGTAAGTGGTAATCCTAATCCGCATGATTTAGAGACAGGAACTGCTGTTAGATTGGTTCCAAGAGCTAAGTCAGGCACTAATCCTGATAAGCGTGTTATTCGTCTTCCTGATGGATTTAACACTAATACCAAATATTATGTAATTGCTCCTGGAAGAAATCTTTACCCAGAGAACTTCTCTCTAAGTCAGCAAGTTATCACAGTATCTGAAGCTTCTGGAACGTCATTTAGTACTGCTAATGCAACTAGAGCAGGTGTTAATGGAATTTATCGTTCACTAGTCGCCCAACCTAAGGTTGATGTAGATGGTACTGCACTAGCATCTGGTACTGGATTGAGATTTAATATTCAAGTCAATGCTGATGGTTCACTACAACTTGGTGATGGTGCATCTCTTCTTGGTATTGCAACAGGTGGTTCTAGATATAATGCAGGAGACATTGTTGTTATTACTGATGCACAATTAGGAGGATCTGGTGCTCCTGATATCGAAATTGAAATTACTGCAGTTTCTTCTGCTGTATATCCTGGTGTCTTTGATGGAACTGAAACTAATAAGTTGATGCTTGCAACTTCTCCAGAGAATGCAGCTGCCGGTATTTACAAGTACTCTTCAGAAACTGATTCGGTTGATCCCGATGTTGAAATCTTTATTGAGCAGTATGTGTTAGATGGTAAGTACGATCTTCATAAGTACAAGTCTAACGTTGTTGGTGCATCTGAAATTGAGACAAATGTTGCTCATATCTTTGATGTTCCTGCTGCAAATACAACTCCTCAGCGAGTATTCATCAGAATTGCATCTGATATTCAAGGTTCCACATTACCAGAACTAAGTGGAACATCTGCTAATATCTCCACAAATACTCTGTATTTTGTTAGATATGTTTCTAATAAGCGTATCACACTTCACGAATCTGCATCAGATGCAGAATCTGGTGATAGAGCACTGACATTTGTCAATGGAACAGGCAATAACTTCTACGTTTATGCAAACAAACGTCCTTCTCCACTACTATATGATCCAGAATATACTGCTACTGGTAATACTACTGGTTTGTGGTATCTTAACGTTCAGGATCAATCTAGTATTGGTGGATCTAATTATGATCGTTATAGTATTTTGTCTAGGTTCCATGGTGGTGCCGAACAATCTGATGATTATCAGACTAAGACTGATCCAACTCTTGATACAAGATATCTTCGTGTTGAAGATCCAAGAGAAAAAGAAGATAGAGTCTATAGACTGCGTTATGTTGTTCCATCTTATTTGGAGACAGTACGCGATCCTCTCAATGGTTTTGTCATCAAAACAAGAACGGATGATAAGCGTCGTTTAGTACCACAAAGAGTTGTATTAAAACCAATTCCCGGTAATCCTAATTCACTTGCTGCTTTCTATAATCCTAATGATGCAGGAGAGCAAATCGGTCTTAATAAGGCAGAACTGATTGCTGATCAAATTAGAACAATTGACCCATCAGTTGTCGATCTATTACCTGAACAGCAGAACCTTTATGATCCATATCTTGGACCAAAAGTAATTGAATTCGATTCTAAGATTGCTGGTACGATTCAATCTGCAAGAAAAGTTGTACCACAATTTGGTGGAGATACTTACCTTGAAGTAACTTTATTCGATCATACGATTGTCAATCAGTCGGTTAAGAATGAAATTTTCTCAGTTGTACGTTGTAGTTTCTTACAAGGTGGATTCTTCACTGCTAATGCTACTGCAAGTAACGATTCTAACAAGATTACCTGGTCTACTGCTGGTGGCGGTAATGCTCAGGGAGAAGGTTATCTTCAGGCAACATTTATTGATCTAGAAAATGCACAACAGACTCTTGTTATTAAAGAAGTAACCGGAACTCTTTCGTATACTCCTGGTGTGATCACTACATTTGAACAAGGAGATGTAAATATTCAACTTGTAGATGTACCTAACTCTTTTGGTGATCCTAATACTTTAAGTCCTAAAGATAAGTCTTTAAGAGATAACTTCTTGTATAGAATTGAAGGCGCAAATGTTTATAGTGCTTGCCCTGGTGATACTATCACTGATGATAATGGTAACTCTTACTATGTTGCTACGATTGAAGATCAAGGAACATTTGAGGATACATTCTATATCTTTGATATCGATACACTACAGGAACGTATTGCCAACCAGCAAGATGGTATCTACTACCTAACTTGCCTACGTGGTAACATCTCTCCATTCCCAACTGGATCTGGTGTTGGTGAGAACTTTAGAAACTTTAAGTTCTCTCAACCTATCTCTCAGTTGTATCCTATCAACTACAAGAATGATCCTCTTTGGTTCCAAGTTGACGGAACTACAGGTACTAGAGATACTTCTATTGTTGACGTTCCTCAAACTCTATCTGCTGCTGACAACTATGTCCATGGATTGGTAACAGTTAATGATGCTAAGGGTAGTGAAACTAAGGAGGCAGTTAATGATGTTATTCTTAATTCTGTACTAAGTAAAAATACGTTTACAAATAGTACAACAGATTCAAATGGTAACATCATTGATAATAGAATTAGAGGACAAGAAGGTAATGCTACCTCTGGTTCTGAAGATAGATTAATTCCTATCTCTGGTGACTCTCAGTTCCCAACAGAGCGTAAACTTTACGTCGAACTTCGTAGACCTTCTATTGCTAGATCTGGTAACCACACATTTGAGTATCTTGGATTCGGTCCAGGTAACTACTCAACTGGTTTCCCACTTCGTCAGGAAGTGGTCTTAACTGACAAACAGGACTTCTATGCTCAAGCGAAGCGTGAAGACGGCGGTATCGTCTTCTACACGGGTCTGAACAGCAATGGTGATCTGTATATCGGTAATAAGAAAGTTAATGCTATCACTGGTGAAGAAACATTCCTTGAATCTGCAGGTCTAATTGATTCTGAGGATGATGATGAGGATATCGGCACCCTTGTTACGACGTTCGATTCACCCGTAACGTTTAATTCTACAATCGTTGTTGCAGGTAAATCTTCACTCAACGGACCTGTTGAAATTAATGTTGAAGCTTCCGAGGGTGATGCTTTAAGAGTTATTTCTAACATCGCTGCAGGAGACGATCCTACTCTATTCAATGGTTCCTGGCAACAGCAATCTGAGGGTGATATTCTTATTGCACGTAATAAGATTAGATCTGCAGTCTTTATTCTTAATGCCCGTCCAAAACCTGGTGCTCAGTATGGTCAGTCATACACATTTAGAACACATTTTGCTGCTGGAGAACCTTCTAATATTGTTCCATGGCAAAAAGCAGATACTTTCTATGCTTCTCAAAATGTAACTTATGGTGGTAATGCTCCAGAAGCTGGTGATATCCTTTATAAAGGTGATTCTGTTGGTGAATCTGGTTCTCTTGGATGGATCTTAACTAATAGATTTGATTCTATTGCTGCAAGCATCTTTACAATGACTGCTGATGGTACAAATACCATCACTATTAATTGGGGTGCAACATTCACTAACCAGAATCAAAACGTTCTGGCAGATTCTAATATTAGAATCATTAACTTCTCTAATCCTGTATTCAATGGTACTTGGAATGTAGTTTCTAGTAGTTGGACTGAAACTGGTGTTACAGTACAATTCCAGATATCAACTGCAATTACTAATGGTACAACTTATACTTCTGCTGATTGGACAAACGGAGACATTTTAGTTTCTGTTAAGAATTGGAAAGAATGGGGTGTAATTGGTGCTGAGACATTAAGAACGTATTCTGCAGAAAGAGGAGACTATCGCCTAGGTATTAATACTATTGCAAGAGCAGCACATAGTGCCGCTCTAACTGGCAACGTTGATGATTTTACAACACCAAGAGCAAACTTGGATATTGTTGGTACGGCATTTATTAGTGGTAAGACTCTTGCTACCTATACATCTGGTGGTATTTTAACGCAAAATCGTTACGATCTCTTTAACCTTAATTCTGACCAAAGAGAAGGTTTGAATGGTAGTTCACTTCAAACTCAAGGATTTATTAATCAAGATAATGCTCTCTTGGTTGGTGGAGATAGTAATGATGTAGATGAACGTGCAACTTTACGTGTTGCAACAACTGATAATACTACTAATCCGAGTATAACATATAGAAATGGTGGTAGACTCGGTGTTAATACAACTCTGGGATTATTAGCAGAAGATGAACTTGATCGTAACCTTGTGGTTATTGGTGATGGTAGAATCTCAGGCAACTTTAAAATCGAAGATGATATTAGTGTAGATGGTGGTGATATTAATACTACTTCTCAGACATTTAATCTCATCAATAATAATGCTACTATTTTGAATGTAGCAGGTGATGCTCAACTTATCAACTTGTTTGATAATACAACTAACGACCAAACAATTTCTATTGGTAGTTCTGCTAACTTCTCTACAGTAAGAATTGGTAATAATTCTGCACAATCTATATTAAGTATTCATCCTAATTCTACAAATGCTTTTGTAGACATTGCTTCAGTTGCTGATGATGCATCTAATGTATCACAAGTAGCTATTGGTGGAGCATGGGCGAACTTAGATTCTAAAGTTATTTTGGGTTCTGCTCAAACAATTGCTTCAGGAACATTAGAGGTTGGTAATAAAGTTGCCGCTGGTACTGGACAATCAAGAATCTTCTCCCAAACAAATCAAGTTAGACTATTTGATGATGACAGAAATCAAATTGTAAATGCATTTACTAAATCAAACAACATCACTTTTGGTTCTCTTGGTGGTAAAACTACCATTAGAAACTCCCTGAAAGTTCAGGCATCTGCAACAGTTGATTCTAGCATCATTCTTGATGGTGGCACAACAGCAGGTATTATTGAGATTATAAGAGAAAGATTCTCTACTCCTATAAATCTTCACAACTTAGGAAGTCTTGATACTCCAAACATTGACTTCTACAAATATTCTACTACTGGTAAAGTAATTGATACTCAAGGTGTAAATCTATGGGGTGGATCTCAATACCTTGCAGGAGGAGGAAGAATTTCCGACTATGATAACTTGCAAGCATCTGATCCATCATCTTTACGTGTTGCTGGAACATATACATTTAGATTTGCTTCAGGTGGTAGTGGTAGTGGTGCAGCATTTGATATTAATGTTGCATTTGACGGAACGGTGACAGTAGAAATTGTTTCTACTGGTACTGGTTATAGTGATAACCAAACATTAATTATTAGCGACTCTTTAGTTGGTGGTGGTGGAGCTCCAGATATTACTTTAGATATTAATGGAGTCACAGATTCGAGTGATGTTTACATCTTACCTATTAGTACCCCGTCTGCAACTGATTTTAGTATTGGTGATTTAATTCTTCTGGATCGTGGTAATCTTGCATCACCTGATTCCATTATTGTTACTGGTGGTGGATCTGTTCTTGGATTGAGAGATCAAGCAAAGTCCGAGATCATGCGTGTTGTTGGTCTTGATAATGTAAGTGATCCAACTTCTTCTGAAGGATTTAGAATCTCTGTTACAAGAGCTCAAGAAGGTACTGGAGATCCTTCAACTGAAGTTGCTGGTCAACGTCAAGGTTGGATAGATCACCCTGATGGTTGTGTTATTGCTAAACTCGATAAGCAACCTGCAGCATCGTTTATCACTGGTAAAGATATTAATCTAGATGATATTCTTGATGAACCCAAGTCTGGTATTAACAACTCTACTGCTAATGTAAGAATTGGTGTTGCCGAATTTGGTGGTATCCTGAGTACTCTAGATTATTTGAGACTAGATGGATCTGAAATTGTTGGTATTGCTGATGTTATTAGCACCGATATTCAAGCATTGATTGTTAACGATGGTGGATCACCTGCTGTAGAAAACTTTAGAGTTAACTCTACTACTGGGGACACTACTATTGCAGGTAATGTTGGTATTGGACTTGGATTCAATCAGTTTACTATTAATGGACAGAATGGTAATACCAATATTGCAGGAACATTAACAACTGAAAATACATTAACCATTAATGGATCCACAGTTGTTAATCAAGAGTTCTTCACTATTACTAATGGTGGTCCTGCCTTCGAGGACGACGGCACAACAATTGCAACGCCTTTAAGAACTACATTTGAAATCGATACTGCTAATGGCAATGTAACGATGAACGGGGGTAACCTTAACATCTATGCTGTAGATGGTACTACACCACGTCTAACATTAATCGATGGCGGCGATCTTACAGTTTTTGGTTCTCTATCTGCTGAAGGTGATGGACTATCTGAATTCGGTGGTCCTGTTCAAATTGCTGGTGACCTAACAGTCAATGGTGGAGACTTAGTTGTTAACCAAAACGGCATTGAAGTCTTTGCAGTTGATGATGATGGTTCGGTTAATATTGCTGGCATCAGTAACTACTTCTCGTCCACTGGTGGTACTAAGTGGAAATGTTATAATACAAATATTATTAATGCAGAAGCAAATGTTGGTTGTTTCGTTGATGTTTCCGGTACATCACTATTAAAACTTCCACCAAATGCTCAAATGGGTGATATGATTCGCGTTATAGATATAAGTGGTAATCTATCTTACGACAAATCTTTGGTTGTTCGAGCTCCTAATCTCGTAAGAATTCAAGGATCAATTAGTAACACTGGAACAATCGTAACAGGTAATACACTTGGTGAGAATTTCACTTTGACACATAATGGCGGCGAACTAGTTGTTCAAACACCTAATGCATCATTTGGTCTAGTGTATGCTGGAACTTCTGATGTAGATGGAGGACCTGGAGTTAATCCAAACCGAGAGGGTTGGTATTTAATGGACGTATAAGAGATGTCATTCTATCAAGAAATCAAGACTGCTAAGGCAGCTGCCATAGGAACAATTATGCCATGGACTGGGGGTATATCAGATATCCCCGATGGGTGGATTCCTTGTGATGGAACATTAATATCTGCTGGTGATTTCCCTCTGTTAGCAAGAGCAATTGGAGATACATATAATCTTTCTACAGCAGTTACTGAAGGGTTAATCCTTAGTTTTTCTTCTGGTGCATCAATTGAAACTGGTAGAACTCCTGGAATATATACTTCTTCTCCAGATAATGGTAGTGGTGCCGGTGCAACTTTTTCTATTGTAGTGGCAGACCAAGGAACAACTGGGGGTGGCGCTCCTAATGGTGTTGGAGGTTCAGTCACTGTTGCTTTGCTGCAGCAAGGAATTAACTATTTGCCAGGAGATATTTTAACTATTCCGAGTGGAAATTCTGGTAATGGTTCTGATATTAGTGTTACTATTAATTCTGTAGAGCAAGGATCGGTATCTACATTTCAAGGACAATTTCCAAATTATCTAGGAGAGATTGTACTTCCTGCATTAATTAATAGACCTTTAGTTGATCAAGAAATTAATTATTTTGGTCCGGCAACTCCTACTCAAAGAGCATTTGACCAACAAGCTGATGCAATATCTGAAGTTGTACCATATATTGGAGTGAATACTGATGTTGGTGTACCTACTTCTTTCAATGATGTTGCTACTGATGTAGTATTTGAGTTAAATGAAAGAACATTTACTTCAGGTGGCGATAGTGGATCTCTTAGTTACTTTTATAGTGGAAAATTATCAGGAAATACTATTGTTGAAGGTTCCGGTCAATTTTCCAAAATATGCTATTTTGGACCTAGAAAATTAGGTAGGGGACATGTTAAAACTCATAGTCATAGTGGTAATATTGAAACAATTAAAGCAACTCCTCAATCTCAACCAGGAGAGGGTGTTGTTCCTTGGAGTAATTTAACTTATACTTTTAATGCTCAAGTTGAGACATCTGATGATGATATTTTTATTACTGATGATAATCGTTTTATTGTAGAATATGAAATGAGTGATTATGATAGAGGTGAAAATGGTTTTGGTGGTGGACAACCAGGACGAACAGTAGCTGGAATTAATGCGGAAAATCCTCCAGTTAACTGGACTCCAAAAAATGTTATTTGGAATCCTATTAAAGCAGAATTAACTCAATCGCAAAATTTACGAACTTTTACTGGCACTAGTACAGCTTATAGTGGTAATGCAATATCTGGTGGTATTACAGGATTTAATGCAGGTCAAGGAGAAGCAAGAACAGTTGCATATGGGCAAGGAGGAAATCTTTTAAATATTTCAACAGGACAAACTAATTTTTATCCAGACTTAGTAGAATATGCGGGAGGATCATTGTCCGGTTTAGCATCACCCACTTCATTTGTATCTTATGACACTTTAAATAGTAATCCTGGTTGGGATTTTACTAAAGAGGTGCCAAGTGGTGGTGTGCAAGATACAATTCAATCACATAGTCATGATGAATTTGATGTTAATTTTGAATTATCAGGTTTGAGACCATTAAATACATTAAACGTGTATGTTACTGCACCTAATGCTAATTTAAGTTTAGATAATGCACGAAATGTCGGAGTATTCCAAATTAATTTCAATACTACTCAACCTGGAATGACTTGTGTTTACGTAATCAGAGCATATTAAAATGGCATTAAATAACAATTATTCACAAGTAAGAGCAAAATTTGGTGGATACATAGGATCCATTCAAGTTCATTCTACACCATATATTTCAAATACTAATGATCCAAATTCTTCGGATTTTATTGATAATATACCAGGTGGATTTTTAAAATGTGATGGCAGCGTTAAAAATGCTTCAGATTTTTATGCATTATCTCAAGTAATTGGTGTTGGAACCAATTGTAAGTTTAAAAAAGATAATGTGGTACTAAGAGAACCAGATGAAGATACAGGTGATTTAGGTCAATTTCAATTACCTGATTTGGGATCTAAAGTTGTTACACCCAACAGATCGACAGGCGATTATTTAAATATTTTTGTTGGAGATACTGACGAAACTAGAGTTGGTCCTGCTGTTGAAGTTATATGTAATGAAGGAACTCAGTTAACATGTGACTTTCTTGGTAATTTTGAAGGGATACCGGTATTAACAAATTATGCTATGAAATCTAATCCAAAATATTCTTTTGATACCCAATCAACTAGCACATTGTTAGACATTGAAAATTTTCAAGGTCATGCTCATAATTCTAATACAAATGTTTTAAACTTTACAGCAAATCATCAAACAGGTGGAGATGGTAAAGATAATGGTCAGCAGAGTGCAAATAGTGGATCTGGTAATGAACTTGAAGTAAGTAATTTAAACACATCTTCACTTTCTCAACATGCTCATAAAATTGGCAAACCAATTACATATTCATCTAGTTTTGCTTATTCTCATGTAAATTTCCCAATCCCTGCAGATAATGTAAATACAACACTTAACGTTTCTGTTGAAAACATTAATGCATTTAATGAAGTGGTAACGCCATTTATTATTGTTACATACATCATTAAAATTTGAGGTTAAAAAATGGTATTACCAAGAACTCAATGCATATCGATTATCGATGAATCGATAGGTAACCAGGCAAGAAATAACTATAATAATAATCCAGAAGCAGGATATCCAGGTAGTTATTCTAGTAGTGCTCAAGTTATTCAGCATGATTGGAATAGATTTAGAGCAGAATATCCTAATAATGGAGGCAATGGTAGAGAGTTTTGGTTGTTACAACCAGGTAGAACTTTTCCTGACCTATTAAGACCATCAAATTACATCAGTGATTCTTTAACGCATACAGTTACAGTTAACAGAGATAATGGTAGTGTTGCAAATAGATCTGATTGGTATGCTATTTGTAATCTAGATTCTCAACCACCTGGATCTTATGTGTCATTGTGGTTAGATATTTCGGGTTCGATGAAAAAGAGTACCGTACTAGCATCATATAATTATTTCTTTCAACGATGTGCTGCAGCTGGTATTAATATTGTTTTTGAAGAGAGTGATCAAGGTGAGAGATGGTCTCAAGATCAACGTACTGATTTTCTACCAAGCGCATCTTTCTCTGGAGATCCAAATTTTCTAACAAATTTTAATGTAGATAGTATAGTTCAGATACCATTTAACGGGTCTACTACATTATCTTGGATTGTGTTTGGAGATACTACTAGCGCAAGTATTAATGGTGGAGTAGGAGCAGTTTCTGACCCATCTGGAACTATAACTGTAAGTCCAACAGCAACAACAACTTATACTTTAACAGCAGTTGGACCAGTAGGATCATCATCAAAAAATGTACAGGTTCAAGTTTTACCACCACCACCACCAACTGTAGTATTTTCAGTTAGTCCGTCATCTTATATTAGTCCAGGACTCGCTGTATTATCTTGGACAGTTAGTGGAACTAATATTACATCTATTGATATTAACCAAGGAATTGGTAGTGTTCTATCCAGTACAACATTTAATTCTTCTGGAGTAGGTACAGGTTCTATCCAAGTTAGTCCTACGTTGTCAACAAACTATACTTTAACTGCTGATAATGAAGGTGGTATTGGTGGAGCAACTACTACTAAAAGTGTAGGAATAACTGTTTATCAACCAACCGATGCCCAATTTGTTAGTGTATCCCCAAACCCTATTAGTGTTGGTCAATCATCAACATTAACTTGGGTTGTATCGGGTAGTGCTGATATAGCAACAATTTCTCCTGCTGTTAATGCAACTGGAACAGTTCTTCTTAGTAGTTCTGCTAGTGTGTCGCCAACTACTAGTACAACTTATACTCTATCTGCTAATGGTCCAGGTGGTTCTGATTTTGACCAAGTAACAGTGCAGGTTTGTCAAAGTCCTCAAATTTCTGGAAATTTTCCTGTAAATATTAATTATGGTGATACTATTAGTACTGAAATAACATATGCTAATGCTGCTGGAGCTGCTGGTGCTATAGGTACATTTACTGGGGTTAATGCAGTAACATCATCTGTTACATATAATTTCCCTCCTAGTATTAGTGACGAAACAAATGTTTCATCGACAGTAACTTTTAGTCCCAATATACCATGGGACGATTTTGGTCCTCTTACTATTCAATGGACACTATTTGCAAATGGTTGTGGAGGATCTATTTCTCCAGTAATAAGTCCTCAAACACTTGTTTATATCGATCAGTTGCCTGATGCTGTTAATATTCCAGATAGTCTAGACGAAATTCCTTCTGATGATGTAGAAGCACCTGATTTTGAAACAGCAGTTAGCGATCCGATTACAATTACTGATATAGATATACCAGTAGAAATTAGAGCAAATGAACCAATTCAGGTTCGATTTGATAATGATGATCCAGACATTGAAGCAAATTGGAAAAACGTTAGAGAGATAATAGACTAATGTCATCACAAAACGTTCAAATAACCGGTGGATATAGTGGCACAAATGGCACTCTTCCTGGAGGTGCTGTTAATATACAATTAAGTATTGGTGGTGCTCGTGGTGGCGGTGGAGGTTTTGATGGTGGCGGACCAGGAGGAAGTAATGGAAACGGGAGAACTGGTGTTTTTAGTATTCCTACAAGCAGTTCTAATCGTAGTTTTTCATTACTTCCTGGCACTCAAGGTGCCACTGGTCCTGGCGGAACTGGAGCAGCTGTAGGTGGAAATGGTGGAAGCGTTGTAGGTAACGGCGATGGTGGTAAAGGTGGTGATGATGGAACTAGTGGATGGTCTGGATGTGGAGGAGGTGGAGGTGCTTGCTCATATTTTTATCTTAATGGTTCAGTAGCTGTTAATGCCGGAGGCGGCGGCGGTGGTGGAGGTGGATCTCTTAATAGAGCCGGTGGTAACGCTAGCACCGCTGGAGGTTGGTCTACTGGTGGAGTATCAGCTGGTAATGGCGGCGCTGGTGGAAATAAAGGTGGTGGAGACGGCGGCGGAGGCGGCGGTGGTGGCGGTGGTCACACTGGTGGCGGTGGCGGCGGTGCTGGTGAAGACAATAGTTTCGGCGGTGGCGGCGGTGGAGGTGGAACTTCAAGATATAATAATGGTCTTGTATCTATCAGTAGTCAAGGTGAGAATGGTGGACAGGGTTATGCTATCCTTTATTATACAATAATAATTGCTGAAGTTAATAGTTTTACAATTTCTCCTAGTAGTATAATTGCGGGTGTCACTCAGGCAACTTTGTCTTGGTCTGTAAGCGATTCTACATCTCAAAGCATTAATCAAGGTATTGGAGCAGTAGGTGTATCTGGTTCTACTACCATAAATCCACCTACTAGCAGGACTTATACAATAACTGCTATTGGTTCAGGTGGTAATGATTCTGCAAGTGCATCTATAACTGTATATCAACCTGTTGTTGCTCAATTTATCAGTGCATCTCCAAACCCTATTACTGTTGGACAATCATCAACATTAACTTGGGTTGTAACAGGTAGTGCTAATACTCCTGCTACTATTAATCAGGGAGTTGGTAATGTTCTGTTTAGTAGTGCAAAAAGTGTATCGCCATCTAGTAGTACAACTTATACTTTAGCTGCCAGTGGTCCAGGCGGTAGTGATTCAGATCAAATCACCGTAGTAGTATATCAAATACCTCAACTAAGTTATAGTACTCCGGTAAATATCGATTATGGAGATTCTGTTACTTTTGATGTAACATATAGGTATGCAACAGGTGGAGTTAACGGAACCGCGTTGTATTCGATAACAAATCCTGCTACTGGTGCTACTTTTACTAGTATACAAAATATTAGTTTACCAGGAACAACATCAGATGAAAGTGGTGCTGCTGTAACATCATCTGTTACTTTAAATATTCCGTGGTCATCATATGGGGTATTTGGTATTGCGTTATCATTAACTGCTAGTGGTGGCGGAGGTTCTGTTAATATACCAAAATATATCAACGTTATTGTTGACCAGTTACCTGATTCTATAAATATTCCAAATAATATGGGAGAAACTCCCTCAGATGATGTAGAAGCACCTGATTTTGAGACAGTACTTAGTGATCCTATTACAATTACTGATATTGATGTAGCTGTAGAAATTACAGCAAATGAACCAATTCAAGTTCGATTTGATGATGATGACCCAGACATTGAAGCAAATTGGAACAACGTTAGACCGATATAAAATAAAATGACACAAGACTCTAGTTTTACAAGTAGATCTCCTAATAGTGCAGGTTTTACTGGCCAGTATTTTGAGCCAAACTGGTCTGGTTTCATGAACGGATATAATATTGGTGGTGCCGACGCCAGTGGCACTCCTGGTCTCAATAGATTTTATTATTGGACTATCACTTTTGCAAATTATGGTAGACAACGATTCTATGCCAATTGTGATGATAATGGTGCAATTTATATTAATGGCAATTATGAAATGGGAATGGGTGGATTTGGAACGCAAAGTTTAGTCACTACCACAAATTATTATGGACCAGGAACATATACTCTTAGTGCTAATGCTAATAATAGTGGTGGTGGACCTTGGGGTATTGCTATAGATTGGGTTGGATTTATTCCTCCCCCACCTGTTCCTGGATGTACAGACTCTCGTGCTTCAAATTATAATGCAAGCGCAGATGTTGATAATGGAACTTGTGTATATCCTACGCCAGGTATCGTTTTAAATGTTAGTCCTAATAGTTATATTGCACCTGGATCTGCTAAATTAACTTGGTCGGTTTCTAATTCCACATCACGAACTCTAACAGGTCAAGGAAGTGTTGGTTCTTCAAGTCCTCCTGGTGGTATTACAGTATCTCCCAGTATTAATACAGCCTATACATTAAATGCATCCTACTATGGAATCACTAGTAATAGTCAGACTGTAAATTTAACTGTATATCAACCTGTTGTTGCTCAATTCATTAGTGCATCTCCAAACCCTATTACTGTTGGTCAAACATCAACGTTAACCTGGGTCGTTACTGGTTCTGCCACTACTCCTGCTACTATTAATCAGGGAGTTGGTAATGTTCTGTTTAGTAGTAGTAAACCAGTTTCCCCATCTAGTAGTACAACTTATACTTTAGCTGCTAGTGGTCCAGGTGGTAGCGATTCTGATACTATTACTGTAAATGTAAATCAAATACCTCAACTAAGTTATAGTACTCCAGCAAATATTGATTATGGTGATACGACCCAAAGTTACCCTATAACATACAGATATGCAACAGGTGGGGTTAACGGAACAGCAGTTTACACTATGAAAAACCCTAGTAATGGAAATACAACTACTATTACTCAAAATATTAGTTTACCAGGAACAGCATCGGATGAAAGTGGTGCTGCTGTAACAAATACATTTACACCTAATATTCCATGGACCTCATTTGGGGCATTTAATATTGCGTTATCATTAACTGCTAGCGGTGGTGGAGGTGCTGTTAATGTGCCAAGTAATATTAATGTTATTGTTGACGAGTTGCCTGATAATGTTAATGTTCCAAATAATACGGAAGAAACTCCTTCTGATGATGTAGAAGCGCCGAATTTCGAGACAGTACTTAGTGATCCACTTATAGTTACTGATATTGATGTTGCTGTAGAAATTACAGCAAATGAACCAATTCAGGTTCGATTTGATAATGCCGATCCAGACATTGAATCAAGTTGGAACAATGTTCGACCAATGTGATAAATACAACTAAGGGAAAAAGATCAACTTCAAATGCCGATATACGAGTATAGTTCATCACCGCTGTATGTTGAAGAGAATCAATCTATCCAGTTTCGTTATGAAGCACCTGGTGGATTTTCTGAAATTGTACAAGTTACCATTAATATTGGCGAACTTACTGTATTTTGGATTATTGAAACTAGAATAGAAGATTTTGAACCTGATCCGTTCTTCTTTCAAAATATTGAAGATGTTGAAGTAGATACATTATTTACTTTTGCTGAAACTGCTAATGGTCCAAACGCAGATCCTTATACTGGATTATCAACAGATGCTGCTGCATTAAGACAAGGAGAGCAAGTTGTTACTGTTACAGGTCTTGATACTAGTACACAAGCACCCTTGTTAGTAACATCTAATGTCGTTGATCCTAATGATTATGACTATAGATTAAGAATATACGATAATGGAACTAGTTCTTATGGTTCTTGGGGTGCATGGACAAAAGCTGTAAATGTAACAGTCAGTAACTTTGATCAAATTCAACTCAGGTTAAGATCTTCTGCAGCACCAGCTGATAAAAAAGATGTCAGTGTTAGTATTGGTACTGGAGATGCGAAATGGGAGATCACCACTGGCACTATTCCTATTAATACACCAAATCCAGCACCTAATTTTGGTAGTTTAAATAATCAAGAAATTAATGCTTTAGTTTATAGTGCAAGACCTCAAATTCTAGGACTCACAACTAGTGCTACTATAAGTGTTGATGGTGGAGCGCAGGTTGCAGTATCTAATAGTAATAGTACATTTACCAATACAAATGGATTTGATGTCTTATCTAATATTGTGTCTGGATGGGGAAATAATTTAACAGTAAGTAATGGTCAATATGTACAACTAAGAGCAACTACTACTACTCAAACAAATTTCCTTAAAACTTATAATGTTACTGTTGGGGATGGTGCTGGTATTTCTGGATGGAATGTCACAACAGGTAATGGTATTGATACAATACCAAATAGTTTTGTCTTTAATAATTTAGTAGAACAAGTTCCTGGTCAAGTAAATATAAAATCTACTGCAAGTGGTAGTGTTAGTAGCGGTATTGCATTGGTTGCTGGGTTAACACCTAACACTACTGTTCCAGTTACACTAAGATCTTCAGACACAACATCTCAATATAGTCCCAGAATTAGTATTAATGGTGGATCTTCTGGTACTGTTTCTAATATCAATGTAGAGAATGGTGATACTATTGAATTAGTTTTGAATGGATCTAGTGATGTGTTTGATTTCACTATTCCTGGACAAGGAATTGCATCAATGGGAATAAATGTAGGGAATTCGATTATACCTACATGGAGTGTTACAAATTGGACGGCACCAGATACTACACCATCATTTACTCCTATCACTCAAGTTATTAATAGAACTCCCGGAGGCAATAGTGTTATTGGTCCAATAGGGTTGACAGATTTTAATTTACCGATTACACTGAGTGCTACTGCACCTCAATCATTTAATGAATTTAATTTTGCTACAGGTGAGAACATAGGAAATGTTTTATTCTCTGTAAATGGTGGACCAGCAATTGTTGGACCAGTAACAGCTAATCCTGATCCTGGTGGTGATCCAGTGTTTGTCACTATCATTATGCAGCAACCAGGAAATGCTGACCTAGATCCTGTTCTTGGATTATCTAATTATGGACAAACTAATATTACTTTTGGTGATGCATCTTCTTTTCAACTTAGATCAATTAATTATGCTGTAAAACCTATCCCACCAGCATATAAATCGGTGTGGTATTCTAATAAAAATGAATCTTTTGATGAGGATGGATGGATCGCAGCAGGAGAAGATCCTAATAATGCAGCATCCTACTACAGAGCACCCAAATTTGATGGTTATGCATTAGGAACTATTTTACCTGTTCCTAAAGAAGCAATTGCTACCTCGGGAAATAATTTTGGATATGGTTCTATTGAGGATAGATTCCCCGGATTCTTGCCTTGTGATGGTGGATCATATGCTGCAGCAGATTATCCATGGTTATGGAATTCAATTGGTAATCAATATGGTGGAAGTGCTGTATATGTTTCGGCAACTAAAACATATAGTGGTAATTTTAATGTACCTGACTATCGTAATGTTAGATTGGTTGGTGCGGGTAGAGTGGATTCCAACAGAGGATCATCTGCTATTGTTCCAGTAACTAGTCCTGGTGGTACTTTTGAAGAACCTGGATCTACTGGTGGATGGTGGTTTGTTGATGATGTAGATGTTGCTGGTCCTGATCCAGAGGAACAAGTTATTGCTCCTGCAGGATCAACTTCAGGAACAGAATCGGAATACTTTACATTAGGAACTCCAAGAACATTTGGAACAGAACTCGTAACAACTGATGTTCCATTTCTTATTACAGGTTCTGTTGCTGCAACAATTGGTCCAGTTAGTAGTGTAACGGTACAAGTTCCTCAGCATGAACATGTACTAGTTACAGGAAAACCTGAGGGAGATGGTGGAGATCCTTGTATCCCTTGGTTCACATATGCATATTACAGAACTAATGTATCAGAATCTGGATCAACGGGACAAAATCAGGATGATGATAAGGATGATGCAGTTGATGATGGATATTGGACAAGTTTGTTGAATTGGAGAGATGGATTTGCTGATTTTAGTAGTCAAGTTTCTAAGAGTGATCTTGGCGATGCAGAAGATTTATTACCCGGAAATGGTGAAAGTACTGTTTCATTTGGTAATTATTGGGGATCTCCAGTGTCAAACCTCGAAGCTTTAGTACCAGGAACTATAGCTCAACATTTTTCTGGATCAGGAACTCCCTCAGATGCTGGCGTAATTGATACAGAAGAAGGTAGAGGAAGAATTGATTCTTATCAATCAATTTATGGAACGTTAACTCACTCACATTTACTTGGTCAAGATCCTGTATTAAATCCTAATTTAGATTATACTTTCGGTAATGTTAATGGTGCTGGACTTGCATATAAGCAAGGATTGGCAAACTTTGGACTCAATACAGATGTAATCTTTAATCAAAGTGAAGTTCAAATTGAACTAAATGAGGGGATATTTACATGGAATAACTCAACTAAACCAATTCCAACTGCAAGTTTAGATCCTCAACGTAAAGTTCCTGTCGTAACTCCCTTCCATAAAATCAAATATATAATAAAGGCATATTAAATTATAAATCATTATGAAACCAGGAACTAATCCAAGTAAGGGTGTACAAGAGTGGCGTCCGTTAGAATTAATGAGAGACTCCAAGATAACAGATTTTAAATGTGACGATTTTATTGGTATATGGGAAAATTTTGTTCCAGAATCATTTTGTGATCAAGTTGTAAAATGGTTTGATCATATATCAGAAGGTGGTGGTGGTTCTACTATCGACCCTAGTGATTTTGAAGAATCTTTTGGACCTACAAATATAGATGATGCATCAAGTACTCTCATAGATGGTGAGATGCAATATTATAGTAATATGAATAGAAAGGACAAGTCCCTTCTTGCAAATTATTGTAATGATGGTTTAACATATCAAACCAATCAATATTTGAAATCTTGCTTAAAACATTATATGAGTGAATTTGGTCAATTAAAGCAAGTTCCTATGATATCTACTGATATCAAAGTACAGAGAACATCTCCAGGTGGTGGATATCATGCTTGGCATTATGAAAACTCTGCTGCATCACATGCCCAGAGAGAAGTTGTTTGGATGATTTACCTTAATGATCTAGAAGAAGATGGTGGTGGAGAAACAGAATTTATGTACCAATTAAAACGTATTCGTCCCACTAAAGGAACAGTTGTTATCTTCCCTGCAGGATATACCCATGTTCATAAAGGAAACATGGTGCTAAAAGGTGATAAATATATTTTGACAGGATGGTATATAAAAACACACCTTAACTAGTATGACTTCATCTACAGATACTTTAGTAAGAAAACCCATCCTTCAAATGGATTTGGTGAATAAAAATATTTTAATTGCTCCTGCAGAAAATGCATTAATTATCAACCCTTCAAGTTTACTTAAAGCACAAGTTTCTGATGAATTAATTGCAGAATTCTTTTCTAAAATTGATTCTTTTTGGCACACAGCGGAGGATGAGTTACAATTTTTTGCTTATTATAATGATGGCACATATTATGCTCAACGTAATAGACAGAAATATGACTTTGGTTCAGATTCTGTGTATTGGAATGACTATCAGTTTAAAGGGGGTAATGCAGAACAGGCAAAAGCAGTATATAATTTAGGAACAGCAATATTCCTTATTCAAACTGCTGTTAAGAATATTGCTGCAAAGAAAAAACTTGAAGCTTTCGACAAAGACTATGCTTTTGTTGAGGCAAAGTGGTTTAAGAGACTTAGAGAGAAAAATATGATTCTGTCAGCATCTGACTGGCGTGTTCTTCCTGATGTTGATGATAGTTACGAAGGCGAGAAGCAGCGTTGGATTGATTGGAGAGTAAAGATTAGATCTGTTGCTATGCCTAATCCTGATACTTATGATACTACATTAGACTTCATGAAAAGTTTATATGAAAATGTATTTCCTATTGATCCTAAAAACTATCTTAAACTATATCCAAATGGTAAATTGGCAGATGGTGTAACTGATGCACCTGCATATATGGATGCTAATGATGCTGATCAGTGGACAAATTATGATGATGATGCATCATCCGATTTCCTTAATAATAGAATGATTAATAAATTGGTATATACCAGACAGCGAGCATCTACTGCTAGACAAATCAAGAAAGATTTTCTTGATATTATTAAGTCAATGGATATTGAAGCAATATATCCAGATTTCGATATTAACTTGTTTACCGAAGAAGAGGAATAGAATATGATTTATGAATGTGAGATACTTAATGAAAAAAATGTGAAACATATCAATGACTTATTCGATCTAGCACCAGTAAGACAAGGACTAGTTAGCAAAAGAGGTCATAATGATGTAGACGAAACTCAAAAGAAGAGTTTCGCAATGGAACAAACTTCTTCACAATTTAGGAAATCATTAGACATTGTGAACACTGCATTGAAAGATTGCAATGAGTTCTCAGCAACATATATGTTTAAGGACTTAACTGTTCCTATTTTTTCTGAATATCGTGAAGGAGGTTTTTATGATAAACATATTGATGATATAAAGATATCAGGACTCACTACTCATCATAGTATTAGTTTATTTTTAAGTTCTCCTGATGAGTACGAAGGTGGGCAATTAGTTGTTAGGTTTGGAGATCAAGAATATGCTTATAAGTGCAAAGCAGGAACTGCCTTAATATATCCTACAGGATTGCTACATCATGTAGAACCTGTTATTTCAGGGAGAAGACGAGTTGCACTTATGTGGGGAAGTAGTATAGTTCGTGAGAGTTTCTTAAGATATCAATTGATAGACTTATCTAATTCTATTATTAAAGGAATGAAAGCATTTCCCGATAATGATGAGGTATTCCTTCCATTTGAACAGATTAGAGCAAACTTTATGAGGGAATATGGAGATTTATAATAATGTGTTCAGTGATATTGATTTCATGGAAATTTTGAAAACAATGGCAGAACCAAAATGGATGTATGGTCATGGTTCTGTATCTCCCACTAGTGGCATACCATTTTGGCAAATGGAATTGAACGATAGTGAATTCTTTAATGACTATTTACTAAATATTATAAGAGATGTCACAAATGAACCAGATCTTGTGTTAGAGCGTGTCTATGCCAATGGACATGTATTTGCTGATAAAGCATTACCACATGTTGATGGACATTATGATGATTGTAGAACTTTTCTACTTTATTCTAATCCTGAATGGAGTCATCTCTGGGGAGGAAAAACATGCTTCTTCAATCGTGATAACACATACACTTATGTGAATCCAGAACCTAATAAGGCAGTATTCTTTCCTGGTCAAAGAAAACATTATGCTGAAGAAGTTTCTAGAACATTCACCTCACTAAGAACAACAATTGCTTGGAAGTTAAATGGAGCTAAACGCGAACTACGATATTGATTATCTTGCCGATTTTATTGGTCAGTCTGCACTGACACAAGAGAAAAGTGTGATATTCTTACGTTCTACTGGGTGGAACAGTAGTAGTGATGTTGATGCCATTAATGCATCTGTAGCAAAATATAGACTAGTATTGCCTACAGATATTCTTACAGCATTACAGCAATCTGAATTTAATTTCATTGTAAATGACAATGTGGAAGAAGCATTAGAGTTTTGTGAAGATGCTTTCCCCTCTAGTCAATCAGCAGTAACCACACCTGAGGATTATATTTTTTATGCTGTATATGGTCCTAATGGACAAATTCTAGCGGATAACGAATAATGTTTTCAGAAGAAGTAAACGTATCTAAAGTTTATAGTCTCAGTAGTAGAGAACTATTACATACACATTCTAGGATGTGGGCAGCATGTACGGAGGGATATGATGGTATATTCACATCTGAAGCAAATACACAGATACAAAAAATATTAGAATATAGATTCATTAACGATTATAATAGAGAACGCAATATAACAAAGTTTATTGATATTTGTTATACTGATGCTATCGAGAGTATTGGTGTTACATTTGGTCAATCTACAAAGATGCTATATGATAATGCGGAGTGGATTAATCTATTAGCAGAATTAGATGTTAATTCTGACATTAGAGAGACATTAGATGATCTTCATGCTGGTGAATTTGGTTGGATACAAAATATTATATTGGACGTGGATGGTAATACAACAGGATTTACCACTAATAAGATAAATTTGAATCCTGCTCACGAAACTACTGCAATTGGTCAGTTATATAAAAACTTATCTAACAATACTGCTACTTCAGATTGTAAGATGGTGATAGAGCATCAAAAGAATACTGATAATATAATTGCTCACACATCTAGATCTTATGCTTTAAGAAACTATAGTCTTCCGTCTTCTAATGATAAAGAGCGTAAGATCATAGATTTCGATCTACAAAAAGTAGAAAGAGATAAGCAAGAGTATGTAAATTACTGGTTGAAGACAGCAACTACGTTCAATTTAATAACAGACGATGATGTTGTGTGGATTAAAAGTTTGATTGATCATCAAAAACAAGAAATTGATCTGTCTTTTGTATTTGATGGAGACAAGACGTTGATAGATGTGCTAGTATACAAGCGTGAAGTGAAAGAATTTAAAATCTGGCGAGCATGACCAATTAAATAAGTGTCACAGGGGGCGGCAACGCCCCTTTTTTATGCTATAATTATTGAGTCGTCAGCACCACACCTCGTAATGCAACTCCGAGCTCACCAGCAACGCGCTCTAGATGCGATGCAGTTTGCTAGTAAGGGTCAAATCCTTGTTCCTACTGGTGGTGGCAAGACTCTCATTGCTATTATGGATGTAGTGAGGCGTCTCTGTTCCGCAGAGACTCCGCAGACTATTGTTGTTGTTGCTCCTCGCATTATGCTAGCAACTCAACTATCTTCTGAATACCTTGAGTGTATCACTAATGCTAACGTCCTCCATGTTCATAGTGGTGAGACAAAGCATTTCAGTACTACTAAGTCTGATCGTATCAACTTATTCACTCGTATGTGCCATCATGTTGGTGAGCATGTAATCATCTTCACTACGTATCATTCACTCGGACGTATCATTGATTCTGGTATCGACATCGATTGCTGCTACTTTGATGAGGCGCACAATGCAGTCCAGCGCAACCATTTTATTGGTGTTGCTGCTGCTAGTCTAAGTTCACGCGCATCATACTTCTTTACTGCTACTCCTAAGCATACACGTAAGTCTAATCGTGGTATGAACAATAGCGAGATCTATGGTTCTGTGCTCTGCAACGTGCCAGCACCAGAACTAGTCAATAGTGGCAGTATTCTTCCTCCAACTGTTATTCCTTTTGAGGTTGACATCACCCGTGAGAAGGGCGCTGCTGCCTGCACAGGCGATCGTGCCATGCTTCTAGGTGTCGTAGACTCCCTGCCTGAATCACAGGCATCTAAGATCCTTGTAGCGTCTCCTGCTAGCAAGATCATGGGTGCTTTGCTATTCAAGACAGATATTCTTCACGAACTGAAAGAACGTGGGTACAGCGTTCTTCATATCACCAGTAAGTTTGGTGCTTATGTTGATGATCAGAAAGTCAATCGTCAAGAATTCTTCAACACATTTGATGCTTGGGGTAAAGATCCTAACAAAAAGTTTATTATCTTCCACTACAGCATTCTGTCTGAAGGTATCAACGTGCATGGTCTAACACATACTATCATGCTTCGCAATCTTGACATCATTGAGATGGCACAGACAATTGGTCGTGTCATTCGCATGAACAAGGATGATGCTGCTGATATTGCATCTGGTAAACTAGTTGCTGGTCAAGTACAATTCTATCGTAAACCCACTGGGTTTGTGACAGTGCCTGTATTCAAGAATTATGGTGCTCAGACTATTAAGAGACTCCAGCGCATTGTAGACACTATTTTTGTTGAAGGACAACCTGCTACAAGTCTAGTTGTCTGATCACCTATATTAACTGAACACTTCATCATCTTCATTCATGGAAACCAATAAGTATCAAAAACGTAAAGATGCACTGGGACTTTTTTATGAAAGCGTATTGAAACCAGATAGCAAACTTAGATCATGTGCTCACAACCAAGAATGTTTCAATGAATTAATGGAATGGCGTTCTGAAATCATCACATATCTAGATGAGCGTAGAAACCAAGAGTTTTCTACTTGACAAGCAAATACATATAAACTATAATAGAGGATGCTTACAGCGCCTTCTAGACCACTCTCAGGAACTTCTTATGACAGACACCGATTGGACAGCAGAATATGCAAAGCAACGCAAAGATCGTATGCAAGATGCAATCGATGATTATCTTAACGATGATAAAGTGCCAGCACGTCAAACATATGAAGAGATTTTATCTTGTATCGACGATTTGATCGTTTATCATAAACAGAATATGGATCGTGCAAATGAACTCAAATCTCTTATGATGGGTAATCGTGGAGTAGAACTGATTACATGTGTTGGTAATATTCCTGAGACTCTTGGTCGTGCGGAGTTTCTAGCAGAGAAGGCGCGTTGTGAAGAAGATTTTAAAGGAGAATAATATGTGGACACCAGCAAGAGAAATTAAATGGGTAAAGACTGCTCTCAAAAAAGAGTATCTTTATAGTGATGAGGAACTTATTCGTATGAAGCGTCGTCTCCGTGATCTTTATAAGATCAAATATGATATGAATAAAGGTGATGGATTCGGAAATGGATTTGCTCCTGTCATCGATCTCACACAAGAGTCTCTTCAAAATCAAGCAGATGAAGTTGCTGAGACTATTATTCAACTAGATAAAACATCATTCTAATTTACTAGTAAATATGGCACATAGTCGAGACGCTGCTGACGCACTTAACGATGAGGTTAAAGATCTTGTTAAAGATCTTCAAGATCGCAACCAACACCTAGAAAAGAAAGTTGAAAGTATGTCTGCATATATTGTTGAACTCAATCAAGAAATCAGTGACATGGTAAACAAGGAGTATGATGTTTGAAATACTTGAACCAGTAACTTATAGCAACACAAAAGGTTACATCTCGTTCATGTGTGAAGAGTATATCTCCATATGTTTTATTGACCGACCTGACCCAACATGTCGTTGGGGTAGATACAAAACAAATATCGTAGTTTATCGTAATTATTGGCATGAAATTCAAAGTTGTTTACCAAAAACAGAAGAAGAATGCAAAATCGCCCCAAGAAGCAATCTTTTACAATCTTGAAGACGCAAGTATGTGGGAACAACACATCAATAAGACATTACACTTGAAAACTAACATTATCCCGATCTTTAGTGACACTTAATGAACTGGTTCAGGAGGGTTGACACCCTCCTTTTTTTATGCCATACTACTTGTATCGAGTCAATCACACATGGAAATCTCAACCATCAAAGTTGCCAAACGTGTTGGTAAGTTCGTAGAGCACACCAATCCTAAAGTCAAAGCACGTATCAAGGTTGAGTGGGACAAGTCTGTAACAAAGATAACACTCAAAGATAATGCTGGTCGTGTCTATCTTCTATGTGTCAATGGCATTGTTATGAAGATTGGCGGCAGTCAATGTGATGGTGGTATTAAAACAACCATGGGATTCTATTGTGGTGGCACCACTGGTCGCCCATCGATTCGTACCTTTGGTATTAATCAATATGTGTGGGATGAGATTCAAGCAGGTAATGAGGTTGAGATTTATATGATCAACTCTAAGCGTGTGCCAGCACCAGTTCAGGGATTGTATGACAATGAAATCATGGATGTTGCTGCATTCAAGGAGATGGAGAGCAAATGTGTGAGTGATTATGTTAGAATGGAGGGTAAGAACCCCGCTTGGAACATGCAAGAATCAGCAGAAGCGTGGCCAACTCACATCCAAGAAGCACATCGTGAACTATTGAAGAGCAAATGAAGACACCTATTCGCTATGCTGGCGGTAAAAGTAAAGCATACAAGATCATCACGCAACAATTACCTGAGACAGATCGTATTGTGTCTCCATTCATCGGTGGTGGTTCATTAGAATCACGCTGGTCAACCGAATTAGGTAAGGATGTCGTTGGATTTGATGTATTTCCCGCGTTAGTTAACTTCTGGGTTGTTCTATTGAATCAACCAGATGAATTAGCAGACGCTCTACAACTCATTGCACCAACTAAAGAGAAGTATGCTGAGATCAAAGAGCAACTAGTTTGCTGGGATTATACTCAGGAAATGCTCAAGGACTGGAAGACAGACTATTACAAGCGTGATCCAATCCGTCTTGACAACATTACTTCCGCAGCATATTACTATTACAACCACAATCTATCCTATGGTCCAATGTACCTGGGATGGATGAGTAAGATCTACCAAGATCAAAAGAAGTGGGATAACATGGTCACGAAGATTCGTAACTACAAGAATCCGAATCTCAGTGTGTATGAGGCATCTTTTGAAGATGTCATTCCTTCATATGATACTGACTTCTTGTATCTTGATCCACCATATTATCTCAAGAAAGATAAGGATAACAAGATGCTCAAGGGCATGTATCCAAATTGTAACATTGATGTCCACCACACTGGGTTCAATCATGCTATACTGAGAGACCTGCTCCACTCGCACAAAGGTCCATTCATTCTCTCATACAACAATTGTGAGACGATTCGCGAGTGGTATGGTGACTTCGAGTTACACTATCCTGAGTGGCACTACTCTTACCAACTAGGTGAGACACGTATTGGTGACAATCGTATCGCCAATAACACTGACAACACCAAAGAATCACACGAAATCCTTATTATCAAACGATGAACTACACTCTTGACATTGACTACAACGAAGTACTTGAGTATGAAGAGCGTCAAAAGACTCTACATATGGCAGAGTATTACATGCCAAGTAATGAAATCTATGAAGTCCTCCCCCAAGATCTCCTCGATGAATTCTGATGACCCCGAAATGTTATCCATTGAATTAACAACTGATGAACTACAATTTCTCATCGATTGTATGTGGGGACATTCAAGACATGACACTCAAGCACTTGCATTTAGACATAATGTCAATGATGTAGGGTTAGAATCACGTCTATCACACATTATTGCTGATTCATTAGCAAAGAAAACCATTTAGTATTTTACAATTATGATTCGCTCAACACTTCTAGCACTCCTGACTACATTCTCACTCACTAGCGCACCACTTGCGCTTGCTGATGATAGTAAGATCACTCAGGGTTATAACACCATGGATTCTCTTGGTTGTATGCTGTTAGGTGAGTGTACTGATGGTGTCGTGAAAGTATTCTCGATGCTTGATATCTCATCACAATATGATAACACGGAAGAATTCACTAGTGTCACTGGTGAGTTTCATAATATGTTGCACTCACTCAATCAAGTTGGTGTGAATGTATTCCTTGCTGATAGTAAGTATTTCCCATCAGGTCATCGTGGTGTCTATCATACAGTATCAAACAACTTCTTCCTGAATAAGGACTACATGGGAGCACCTGGCACGCTTATGATGGTCATGAGACACGAAGGGTGGCACGCTGCACAAGATTGTATGGCGGGAACTATTGATAACTCACTCATTGCTATTATTATGCCAGAGGATGAAGTTCCAATGATCTGGCGTGTATTAGCAGAGCGTACATATCCTAAGTCAGCATTACCTTGGGAAGCAGAAGCAGGTTGGGCAGGTAGAACTGAGAACATGACAATGAATGCATTAGCAGCATGTGCTGGTGGTAATATGTGGGAAGTATATGATCCAACACCACTCACTCGTCAATATCTAATCGATGCTGGTTATATTGTAGAATAATGTCTAAGAAGTATATTACCACTATTCAAGAATATGGCGATACAGAAGAACTCTTCATCGAAATCCCAGATGAACTCATCCAAGAACTTGGGTGGGAAGAAGGTACAGAACTCAAATGGGAAACCAGTGAAGACGAGATCAAAATCAGTTCAACAGAATCTAGACAACAATCTCAAGAAACTAACATCTCAAACGCCACAGAAGAAGATTACCAAGACTTCTGGTACAACAGCGAAAGCGAAGGCAAAGAGTACAAAACTCGATGAGATTAAGTTCACACGATCACACAAGAGTTCACTCTTTCCACATGGTGACACATTTCCTTGGTTTCTAGAAGATCGTAAGGATGACAAGAGATGTTGGTTTGTGTGCTATGATCATGCAGTAAAGTATATTCGACGTTATAAACTTACAAAACTACAATACAAACTAGTTGAGCAGGCATCATGAGTAAGAAATCATTTAAGAATAAGAAGAATGATCAGTGGGAGTATGAAGAAACTCCTGAAACTAAAGCAGCAATCGCAGCACTTCATGCGGGTATTCGTCAACGTAAGATGAAAGAGCAAGATGATCAATTAAACTATGACACAGGATCTAAGTAAGTATGATTTTGGTGGATTAGAACGTCATCCAGCAAATATACTCAGATTGATTAGCGAATTAGAGGGATCATATCAACTCCTCAAATATATGGGGTTTGAAGATGATATGCATACAATAGATCAATTAAAGAAACCTTACTACAAATTGTATTTCAAAACAAAGAAAGAGTATGACACCAACAACAAATAGTAACTGGTTCACATGTACATCAGACAAACCATATGATAGACATTACTACACTATCGATAACAAAAGATTTGATGATTATGAACACCTAAGAGCACATTGGTTTAATATTCCTATCACTAATCAAGCAGTCATTGTTCACGACTATACACCCAAGAAGCGCAAGCGCAAATAACGTGTGCCACTGCGCGTAGTGTCCACTATTGTGGCACAGCACCCCAAAACCATGTATATTAAGAGAGTCAAAGAAACGCACCCCATGCAACTCACTACACTCGTCACCACCGTTGATTTCTTTCCTGAAGCATTCATTGCTGAAGAAGATGGTGTGATCGTCAAGCGTTTCCAGAAGCGTGTCACCTTCAACTCTAATGGTCTCAAGTCCTACAGCACCATCACAGCACTCACAGCACGTCATGAGTGGTCAGAGCGCATTGCTAATGGTGCTGAGGTGACTGACCTTAACCTTGAGCAGATGCCACGCTCCGAGTATGCTCCCATGGCAGTGGGTTGATCATGGATTTCGGTATTCTTCTTACGGCAATTGGTGTCATGGCATTCATTGTTGCCGCGACTGGTATTTTAGTCGGATGGGTTATGTTTTGTGTCCATATGATTAAAAATCCTATCTTACATGGAGTTATTATTCCTCTTCCTCTTCTATCATTCGGTGTCTACTTGTTTTATCACGTAATTGCCGCAGTTCAACAATGAAATTCACCCAATATCTCCTAAGCGGCATCTTTGCTATTGTCACTATCACCTGCTACCTGCTATTCTTAGCAGAGCGTGACACAAAAATGATGAACTACTACGATTCAACTATTGAAAGAACTGCCAACTGATTTCCCACATCAACCACCACAAGGTTTCACATACTATGTTAAAGAGCATAAGACCAACGTCATTGGCATTTGGATTAGGAATCACGCTAGGTATAGTTACACTAATGACCCTATCGTCTCCATCTGGGGATTCTACAACACAAAAAA